GCTATCAGCAGCTCCGAATGAACGACCGTCACCCATCGGGTTGTACTTGGTGATTCCGTCAATTGTTCTTGCACCAGTAATGGGAACAGAGGTAAGTTCTCTTCTACCAAACTGCTGAGACGAACCTGTTCTGTCCTTACTGAAGACGTTGTTTCTGTTTGTATTAACAACTACTTCTGACAAGACCTTAGCATCTTCAATCAACACGATATTCAAGGTAGTTGTAATACCAAGGTTCGTGTTGATGTCAGTAAGTTCTTGTTTTTGGTAACCCACGTTTGAAACGTGAACCACATAAGGACCACCTGGACGCACAGCAGGAAGGGTAAAGGTACCCACTTTGTTTGTAGTAGCACGATATTCAGAACCAGTTGGTTGATGAACAACATGCACTGACGCTCCCACTAAAGCATCTCCTTTTTCATTTTTCACCACACCTGACAGGGCAGAAGTTGTAATTTGCCCGAAAGATGCGAGAGTCACGAATAAGGATAAAAGTGACATCATGATTGTTTTTTTCATGTTTGTTTGTTTATTGGTTTATAAATAAAAAGTCCCGAAGACATTGCGCCAGCGGGACTGTTGTATTTTACAGAGTTGATAAAGTAATTCAGTCGATATAAAAAATTCATAAAGTAAATCTCCCCAACTCTCATAATTAGCCCTTCAAATACCAAAATCCCAATCGACTGAACAAAGTTAATAATTTCTTAATTGAAAATCAATAGGCGAAAAAAAACCCTCGATTTCTCGAGGGTCTTTTGGATTACTTCTTAAGTTTTCCTAGAAGTTTTGTAATATGTGGTCCCACCACAACTCCGACAACGACACCTAACAAGAAGTGCCAGTGCCATAAAAATTCAAAATTTTCCATAGTCATTTTGATTTTAATTTAGACGATTAAAGATGATACTTCAATCCAAATCCGATTAGACTTGAATGTTCACCGTCCTTAACAGTCCTTAGAATTGATTGTTCTAAGCACCATTTTTTGTTTATCCTGTATCCAATGGAAGGAGCATAAGTAAATTGTCCTTTTTGTCCATTGAAGAAGGTAACACCCCCATCAAGACCGATATGGAGTCCTTTTTTGAGGTGCTTACGGAAACCAACTAAAGCTGGAATTCTTGCGAACCCGTCTTTATCTTGCATAAAACCCAAAGAGACGTTCAAGTTTTTCTTTGAAAAGTCTACTTTTTGACCCCATGCTTTGGAATCCCAATCAACATTTTTTGCAATTGGTGCCATAGCTGTTGCTCCAACGGAAATGTCCCATCCCCCTTTTTTCTGAGCGAACGTAGCTAAGGAAAACATCATAGCAAAAAATAACAAAATGTTTTTTTTCATTTGTGTTTTGTTTTGTGATTTATAAATAAAAATCCCATCACAGATTCTTTCGAATTGCGGATGGGACTGATATTTCTGTTCTATAAATATCTTATAAATTCTGAAAATCGCTCTTTGTCTGTTCTTGAAGGTAGGTACACTCGAAGTTCTTACAGGTGTTGGGACGTATCTCGTAGACCATACAGGCCTTGAGTTTCATGTTGTAGAAGATACAAGGAAGGAATGGATTCATTGTGTCTACTCGTAGTGATGGATAACTTCTTTCGTCTGACCACATTGATTTGTTTGGGAATAGTTTTTTACCCTCTTCTATGTGAATGAAGATATCTTTATAATCAATTTCCCTTCCGAACTTTTCAGAAAGTCTTTGTAAAAATTCTTTGGTATCATCGTGAGGACCGATGATGAAATCTCTATCCCTAAGGGTACAGCAACCTCCATGGTTTCCTTCGAAACCCATGCACTTATTACTACATATGTTACAGTCTGTACCCATAAAAAATTAATTAGACCTCCATATTTTTTTCCACCTCCATATATTTATATGATATGGAAAAGAGAAGAATCAAATATAAGATGGGTTTATGTGAATGTCAAAATTGTGGTATTGAGTTTGAAAAACCCTTAACTGAAATAACCAGGAATAAAAAGCTAAATAGACCTAATTTTTGTAGTAGAACTTGTGTTGGGAAAAACAATGTAAAAAATTTTGGGGATAGAAAAAACAACTATGATATATCTAAACATTCGGGTAATCGTTCCGATTTATATATCAAATTCAAATATCATTTCAGGTCTGTGAAAAAGAGGTTCAAAGATGTGGAAATCACAATTGAAGATTTAGAAGAAATTTGGAATAAACAAAATGGGGTATGTGAATTTTCAGGTGTTCAACTAATTTTATCTTCGTATTCAAAAATTGAAAAAAACCCTATTTATTCGGCTTCACTTGATAGAATTGACAGTTCTAAAGGATACGTTAAGGGAAATATTAGGTGGGTTTCCCGTTCGATAAATTATATGAAAAATACTATGTCCGACAATATGGTTTGGGAACTTTGTAATTTAATTAAAAATAATTTAATAAAAAAGGGATACTGATTGTATCCCTTTTTTTTGGTGGAGAAGACGGGACTCGACAAAAATAATTTGGACTATATCATCATCTTTTCAGATGTCGGACGCTGATGTGGTTTTACAGTAGAAGCGTCTACAACCCACTAGTCTCTGCACCTTCCTTTTCCTACAAGGCTTGGCTCAGGATTGTCCGTTAGGATTTCCCTGAATTCATCCGATTTTCGATTAGTATTTCTACTAAAAGGGGCCCGATTGACCCGTGTCTTGTTCGCGATAACTATAAGTGACTACACGTTTATTTGATTGGTTCTCAATCAACAAATAGAAAGTTCTCATTTTTCCATCAGAACTTACAACTGTGGTCGGTTCCTGTTAAATCGGATTGAACCGAAAACACCTCCTGACAAATTTTCTGAACTTAATCACGTGGTATTTGTCAAACCTCTTGGACTTCTGTTCCCAGGTTATATGTCCTTACCGACCCGAGTGTTATCACTTAATTAAGCAACAACAGGAGCTTCCTCAGCAATCAAGCCAAGAAGAGCCATTTTAGACAAAGTATTGTCATTTGTTTTTTCAAATCAGTTTTTAAGGAGTTAATTCAGCTCCTACGTGCCACCTATACCTACACACGCCAATCAATTGCCAGTACTTCCCCATATTTTCAAAGAACATTACAAATGTAGTTATAAATATTTTATTTCCAAACTTGTATTTATAAATATGGGTAGATTTGACTCCTTTGTGGCTCTGAAAAATTTTTTGGAAGGTAAGATTGATAGGTGGGCACTCCAAGATATCGATAAAAGGATAAATCAAGTGTCTTCATCTAATGACCTTCCGTCAAGTAAAATTTACTATGATATGGGTTCTGACGAGGATTTATTCAAATTAGTTGGACTTTCGGAAGAGGACATTTGGACTTACAGGAGTGTATCATCGATTTATGGTGGAGACATATATAGTGAGGAATCAAGTCACGAGGATTTCAACTCAGGATATGGTTTTTGGGATGATTTGGATGAGGACAATTTCGATAAATTAAAAATGATTTCTCAGTACATCATGAAAGAACCGTTTGAAGTTGATAATGATTTCTTGGGTAGATTTGCGGAAACTCTCTATAAAGTTTTCCCAAAGCAGACTCTATCTATGATTAGGGATTATGCCTATGAAAGAGATGGTGCTATGAGAAAGTCGGGGGAGGAAATAATACAAAAAGACATTCAAGATTATTTCGATGAAAGTAATATAACTTACAATGGTAATGGTGTCATTTCATTTACAGTCAAAACTCTTTATGACAAATACTTGGAGATGGCAACACCCCATTATTCAATTTATAGAGTGTTAAGAGAAATTTTTGAGGAAAATCCCACTGATATGGGAAACTGGAGTGATGCCGCTTGGGAGTCTGATTGGTCAGAGAATTTTGATAAAGAGGGTTTCAACCGTTCAGTTGAAAGGGAACTTGATTCCATTATTGAAAATTTGGAAGATGATGAAGGAAGTGCAAAAAAATTCGTAGAAATGATTTTGAGAGTAAGCGCCAAGCACCCTCAAGGTGATTGGAAAATTCTTCCTAAAGACGCAACCAAAACAGTTGACTATCAAGTTAGAGGGTTCGATTATCCGACTCAAACTATTATTGTGAAATTGAGAAAAGACCTCAAACAAAAAGAATTCAAAATGACAGAGGAAAATTTTAATAATCTCCTGTATCAACCTGAATTATTTAAAATTGGAGAATTGCACGGATTTTAGTATCTTTGTAAAATGAACTACAATTTTGAATTATTAAAAGAGGTTTTATCTGTTCCCACATCCACATATAAAGAGGATTTGATGATAGATTTTTTGGAACATTGGTTAACAGAAAAAAACATTTCACATTATAAAGACAAATATGGCAACGTATATGCAACCAAAAAAACTGGTGAAGTTTCTGATGATTTCCATTATCCTTGTGTCATTTCTCATACTGATACTGTGCACGGACTTAACCGTATAAATGTCCATGAGGAACAATTGTTGAATGCCCAAGGAGAATTGAAACTTTCTCTCAAAGGTTATAACGATAATGGAGCCCCTACGGGAATTGGTGGTGATGACAAGTGTGGTGTTTATGCTTGTCTCACGATGCTCGAACAACTTCCACATCTAAAAGCGGCTTTCTTCGTTTCGGAAGAAACCGGTTGTCACGGCTCAAGAAAGGCGGATAAGGCGTTTTTCCATAATGTCGGATATGCAATTCAGTTTGATGCTCCTGAGAATTGGATGGTCACAGAAAAATGTTTCGGACAAGTTTTATTCGATAGGAATAGTGACTTTTTCAAAAGTTGTGATGAGGTTCTCAAAGAGGGAATGGTTCAATCTGATATGCAATATATGGTTCACCCTTATACCGATGTTTACGCTTTAAGAAGTCAATTTGATTTTTCTTGTATCAACTTTTCAATAGGTTATTACGATTATCACAGCAAAAATGAATATGTTGTTGTTGAAGATGTTTACAACGGAATTGAAATGGGTGTAAAAATGATTGAAAAACTTGGATACAAGAGACATTATAAAAAGTCATCTATCGAACCTGCTCAATACATTTTAGATTAAATTCTCCAATTTTTTCAGATAAGCCGAAACCATCGGGTGGTCTTGTATGTCATCGAACTTTGCTCCCGATGATTTTATTTGCTTGATTGAGTTGATAATTTGTTGAAGATTCATCTTCACAAACGAGGAAGCCTGAGGATAGTTTCTAATAAATTCTGAAAGTTTAAAAATGTTTTTCGCCTGGTCAATCGGAATTTGTAATTTACTAACTATTTTACCTACCATGTTTTTGGCAAACTGGTCGGCATCCAATTCCATCTCCCAATATTGTTTGTATAATCTTTCAAAATCCTCTAAATCAAAATCCGTTAAAGGATTCTGCATTTTGATTTCTGATATTTGTTGTTCGTGTCTTATTTCGTGAAATATAGTGTATAGGAAATCTCCGAGACTCGCCATATGGTTTGGACTACAAATGATAACTTGGTCTTTGGTTCTAACACCGGAATAAGTTGTACAAGCATTCAAAAATTTTACATTATAACCTGATTTTTTGATGTAGTTTTCCACAAATTTTTTGATGAGCGGAATTCTATTTTTTAAATCAAGAGGGAAATTAGATTCGAACTTGTCTAATACACGGTCTAAATTCGAACTGACAGGTTTATTATCATATCCACATTTATGACAAATGTATGGGTCTTTACCACCTTCAGAGACTTTCCAAGACCATCCACAATTACTACAGATTACTTTTCCGTCTTTTATCTCTTCTGAAATTAATTTTTTTATTAGGTCTCTCACACACATAAATATAAAAAAAGGGGATTAAATCCCCTTTTCTGTTTTAGTTTTCTTTTGAAGTTTTATTTCTTCACCGTCAACTTTTAATTCGTATTGTTTATTTTCCAACATTTTGCCGGTCAAAACTTCCTCTGAAATCAAGTCTTCTATCTTGTCTTGAATTGCTCTTTTCAGTGGTCTAGCTCCGTAAATTTCATCAAAACCTACTTTGGAAAGATATTCAACAACAGCGTCGTCGTAAGAAATTTTATATTTCATTTCTTGAAGTCTACTCATCAACTTATTCAACTCAATCGAAGTAATTTTTTTGATATTTTCTTGACTCAAAGAGTTGAACACAATGGTATCATCGATTCTGTTCAGGAACTCAGGAGAGAAAAAGTTTTTCATCTCTTTCAGTAATGTCTGTTTTTTAGCCTCTTCATTACTGTATGAATTGTTGAATCCGATACCTGACCCAAAGTCTTGAAGTTTTTTTACACCCAAGTTGGTTGTTAGGATAATAAGGGTATTTTTAAAATTAATTTTTCTACCTAAACTATCTGTGACGTGTCCGTCATCCATCATTTGAAGTAAAACTGTGAATACGTCTTTGTGAGCCTTTTCAACTTCGTCGAATAAGATTACAGAGTAAGGTTTGTTCTTAACTTTTTCTGTGAGTTGTCCACCTTCTTCATATCCAACGTAACCAGGAGGAGCTCCAACTAATTTAGAAACTGTGTGTTTTTCTTGATATTCACTCATGTCAACACGGATGAGAGCGTCCTCGGAACCAAACATTTCTTTAGCGATTTGTTTTGCAAGGTGGGTTTTACCTACACCTGTGGAACCTAAGAAAATGAATGAGCCAATTGGTCTATTAGGGTCTTTGATACCAAGTCGATTTCTTTTGATTGATTTGACAATTTTCTTAACCGCGTCATCTTGACCAATCACTTTACCCATAATTTCTTTGTCCATGTTCACAAGATTTTTTGTGTCATCAACGGTCATTTTATTCACGGGAATCTTCGTCATATTGGAGACAACGTCGTATACATTTTCAAGGATAACAACTTGTTTTTCTTTCTCCATTTGCTCATCAAACTTCTTTTTCTCTGAATCGAGTTTGTCCAAAAGTTTTTTCTCTTTGTCTCTTAGTTGTGCTGCTTGTTCGTAGTTTTGTTTTTTTACTACGTCGATTTTTTGTTGTTTGATTTCAGCCGCTTTCTTTTTCAACTCTTCGATAACCTCAGGAACTTTTACGTCTGTCTGCATTCTTGCACCCACCTCATCCAAGATATCAAAAGCCTTGTCAGGAAATTCTCTATCTGTAATATATCTTTCTGCAAGTTTGACACAAGTTTCAATGACTTCATCGGAATATTTTACCTTGTGGAAAGACTCGTATTTCGCCCTGATGTTTTTCAAGATTTCAATTGTCTCTTGAACTGTCGAGGGTTCGACCATGACTTTTTGGAATCTACGTTCTAAAGCTCCGTCCTTTTCAATATTCTTTCGGAATTCGTCTAAGGTGGTTGCACCGATAACTTGAATTTCTCCTCTTGAAAGAGCCGGTTTGAAAATGTTTGAACCATCCATCGAACCTGCAGAATTACCTGAACCTACCAAGGTGTGTATTTCATCGATGAATACAATAATGTTTGGATTATCTTGAAGTTCTTCGATGATTACTTTCATTCTTTCTTCGAACTGACCACGATATTTTGTTCCAGCAACAACAGAAGTTAAATCCAAATTGACAATTCTTTTGTCAATTAGATTTTTGGGACAGTCCCCTTGAACTATCTTAATTGCAAGACCTTCCACAATTGCGGTTTTACCACAACCAGGTTCACCAACAATAATCGGATTGTTCTTTTTTCTTCGAGAAAGAATTTGTGCTATTCTCAAAATCTCACGGTCTCTACCGATAACAGGGTCAAGTTTACCTTGTTCTGCAAGTTTATTCAAATCTCTACTGAAATTGTCCAAGACAGGTGTATTACTGTCGGGACTTTGTTTTGTTTTTTTACTCATCATTTTTTCGTCGTCATCCATTAAATCATTCATAGTATTTAATTTTTACAAATGTGTATCAAAATATGGACAATGCCAAATAATTTGTCAAA